TAACTCCTGTTACCGTGTATGTAAATTTCTTTACTATATCATACCCCATTCTTTTAAAGTTTTCAAATACAATAGAGTAAAACTCTATAGCACAACAAAAACCTACAAAGATTAATGTGATAGTCATGTCTTCATCACTAATAGTATCTATCTTAAAAGTCTTAATAAAAAATACTTTCTCTATACCATAAATACTTAAGATAGCACTAGCATAAGTAAAAGCTTTTATAGCAGATAACTTTAGTTTGTCAGAAGATATTAATGATGTTTCTTTTAGTTTTGGATTTTCTTTTTCTGCCTGTTTCTTTTCTCTCCAAGAAGCTAAAATTCCTGTAATGAAGTCAAGTATAAAAAATAAAAACAGAAGCAATATAGCCTTCTGTACTGAAGAAAAAATAGATAATGTTACAACAGTTCCTCCTGCTACAGCAGTTACAGGACTTGAGGTCATTGTTTTTAAACTAATTCCTAGTTTAATAAAGTACTTAGAATAAAGAGATAGCCATTCCATGGTGCAATATTTTAATAAAAGGTGTATATATAAAAGCTGATTCATAATCCTAAGATTTAAATAAATTACTTCCCTTGACCTCTGTAAGCTTTCTTATAACTTTTAGAGTTCTTCATAGAAGATGTCTTACTTTTTGCGTGTACTCCAGGTCTACTTACTTTAGGTCTTGGAGTAAATGTTGTTGAGTTTGCTTTAACTGCCATTAGTATATCTTGTTTAAAATTAACTGATGTGAGTGTATGCTATTAGCTACATTATTAGTTAACCAAGTAGCTGTAACACTCAATGTATTAGTAATAGTCGTATCAAAATTTATAGACTCATTGTAGTCAAAAGCTTGTCCTTCAAAAGCATTACTAGAGTTTTTATTATAAATGAATTTGCCATTAGTTTGTAAATGAGCTACTCCTGCTATACCAAGATTTCTAACAGTAAAATCTGCTGTTAATTCCCAGTTTTTATCTGTAGTAGTAGGTAAGATTATAGTATCTGTTGTACCTATTATAACTCCATCAGATTTTAACTGTATAACTAATTGAGCATTATTTGCATTGCTAATTTTACCTGAAACTTTTAAATGAAAACTGTCTCCTACCTGAAAAGAATTAGGAGGTACAGTTAAAGTACCTACTCCTGTACCAATTAGACTTCCTTCTGTAAGTCCTGTAATATAAGCAGACTCTGCAGTTTGACAATATAAACCATAGTTTTGAGTACTAGAAACAAAAGGAATATCAGAAAGATAAGCAACTACTCCTGAAGCATCTTGAAAAGTAGCAGTCCTATTTCCTGTAAGACTAGCAGTAGAGATATTATAAGTATAAATACCTTTGAAGAATCTAATTACTCCATAACCTATATTAGCTATGTCTACTCCTGTTTTATCTCTAAACCAAAATTTAAAGTTATTTGCAAAGATTCTTGCAAATCCAGGAGTAATTGAAAGAGGTTGAAAATTATCATATAATCCTATTGACTCTACATTAACTTCTTTATCTTCTGCAGTATCTCCTGCAGTTAAAACAGATTCTAAATCTTGATCTAAAGGTAAATCATTTAGAGTTGCATAAGGACTACTACCATCTTCTCCTTCATTAAGAAATGCAGAAGTTGAATAAGGTTTATTTCTTAATACAGCTCTACCTGAAGTTGCATTCCAATCAGTTGGTTCTTCTTGTAGTAAATGACCTGCACCAAGAGGTTTCCAATAAAGAACATTACTTACTGGTAATCCATCATTATTAGCAATACACTCAAATACATTTCCTTGATACCAAACTAAGTCTCCTATCTTATATTGATTGTATGTACTTAGACTATGATTACTAGACCATTCTGTAGCAGTTAATGGTACTTCTAGAGCAGACTTATTAAGTAGACATCTTACATTATAGTAAAGCCATTGAATGTCTTTTTTTATTCTATCTATTTCTAGTAGTGCCATAAGATTATTTATTTACTAATTATAAACTCTTAATTCAACATAGACTTCTCCACCAAATCCAAGTGCTTGAAGACCAGCAAGATTACGACCTCTTAAATACATAGTATTAGCAGCTGTTCTTTCAGGATAAAACATATAAAATGCTGGTCCAGCTAGATAATTAGATGCAGAAATATATGTATTTGTATTAGTCATTATAGAGTCACCTAATAATATTTTTAAATCAGTACCATCAGTAGTTAAAGATACAGTAGTATTTAATGTATTTTTTATTACTTGAACTGTTGATGTAAGTCCAGTAGTAACTCTTGCTACAAAAGATCCGTATTCTAATTTAGAACTTACATATTCACATAACCAACTACCAGTTTGATCTACATTTGTAAAAACATATTCTTGACTTGGAAGTATGACAACTTCTGTTAAAGAACTTCCATCAGCTCCATTATAATAAATTTGTCCACCTAAAACATTACCAGTAACAGCAAAGTTATATGCTCCTGCATTTGAAACAGATATTCTTGTACCAATAGGACTACTTACATCTAAAGTAACTCTTCTTAAACTTGGACCAAAATTATTTGTTACATAGTTTACTGTATAAGGAAGTACTGTGTAAGGAAAACTAATAGATGAAATTGTAAATCCAAAACTACCAGAATCAGCAGCAGGACCAGGAACTCCTTGTAAACCTTGTATACCCTGAATTCCTTGGATACCTTGTAAACCTTGTATTCCTTGTATTCCAGGAGCACCTGTAGATCCTGTTGCACCTGTGGATCCTTTAGCAGCTAATACTGACCATTTTAATGGTGTTATAGCAGGATTAGTTATTAAAGTACTATTAGAAATACAGATATAAGAAGTCCCATTAAAAGAGACTGCATCATCAATAAGATAAGATATACTAGAAACCCAAGTACCTCTCCAAGTTAAACCTTTTGCTCCAGTAGCCCCTGTAAGACCTTGTACCCCTTGAGGTCCCATAGGACCAACAGCTCCTTGATTTGCAAGTAATCCCCAACAAGAAGTATTATCATAAGGTGTTTCACATTCTGATCCGTCAGTAGTTTCACAAGTAACAAAGTAAGAAGAACCATCAAAACTTACAGCATCATTTTCACTGTAAACTACACAAGGAACAAAAGTACCTTGCCAATTTAAACCAGTGGGTCCTACAGGACCTGGCACACCTTGTGGGCCTTGAGGACCTTGGACACCATCTATACCATCTTCTCCTGGATTTCCTTGAGGACCTGTAAAAACACTATTATCACAACAAAGAGCTCTGTTAAGTATTTTTTCTAATTTTGATATTCTTTCTTCTATTCCTGCCATGGTTATATGTATTTACAATGTCAATGTTATTTTACCAAGTTGCAATAGCAACTCTTCTCCAAGTATTTGCTGCAACACACACATAAATATAGGATGCATCAACTATTATTGTTCCTACTGTTCCTGGAGAACTAGATGTAAGAGGAGCAGTTCCCATACCATCCATAAGTCTTAAGTCACCAAAGATTCCAGTAACTGTAGTTGCAGTTGTACCTATTACAGTAGTATTAGAACCAAGTCCTCTTGCATCACAACCAATTACAATTTGATTAGTTTGATTATCAGCAGTTCCTCCTTTTGATCTTGCTCCAATAAAAATACTTTGATTTGCTTGTGTTATTTGATCAGTATTATTATTTTGAGTAGAACCTGCATTTTGACCTAAAAATAAATTTTCACTTCCTTCTTTAAAACTTGCTCCTGCCACGTATCCTAAAGAAGTATTGTAATTTGCAACTGCAAGAGCATCTCCTAGATTGGGAGTAGCACCATATCATACAGAAGTATTGTAATTTCCAATTACATTACTATTTGCACAATTATAACCTATAGCAACATTATGTTTTCCAGTAGTATTTCCTCCACCAGCACTAGCTCCTACAAAAGTATTAGCCTCGCCAGTAGTGTTAAATTTAGCAGCAGCAGAACCGACTACTGTATTCCATTTTGCAGTAGCAGTAGAACCTCCAGCAATATAACCAATAAAAGTATTTTCAGAACCTGTTGTAAGAGTTCCACCAGTAAGACAGCCTAAGATTGTATTGTTTTGAGCTGTTGTTGCATTTAACCCAGCACTTTTTCCAATAAAGGTATTTCTAGTATCTCCCTGAGTAGGTCTAATTTCAAGTGGATTACTACTACTTGCAGAATCAGATATTACAACTAAAGGAGTATTATGAGCAGTTGGAGGCACAATAGGAATAGTAGATTTAATTGTAGTAGCTCCTGTTACATTAGTAACACCAACTATTGTAGTTGGTCCTGTGATACCCGTAGCTCCTACTATGTTAGTAGGACTTGCTACAGTAACTAAAGATCCTGTATCTGTAATATTACTATCTATTAATTCTCCAGGAGTACTTGAATACTTAGGAACTACATTTGTAGTTCCATGCCCTGTTACAGGTTCAATTAAAGTAGGTTGTATTCCTAATGCAGCATAAGTTTGATTTTCCCACTGAGAAGTAGATAGATTATATGCTAATAAATCATTATCTGCAAGTGTACCAATAGTTACATCTGTAAGATCATTTAATTCATCATATACAGGAGGAGGTAAAACAGGAAAGAAATTGTATACTTTATTTGAGTAATCAATTCCAAATACAATTAAACCATTAGGATATGTAAAGTCTGATGCAACTAATCCAGTGTTTTCTTCACCTAATTGTACTTCTCTCCAAATCCATTTTGTCTTTTCATCTATACAAAATACTTCCATACTATCATGGTAAGTATAAGCTAAATTACTAGAAGTACCTAGGTTTCCTAAAGTTGCTTCATCTGGTGAAAATAGTTTAGCATCAAGAGGTACTTGAGCTGGTACTATTAAACCTGTAGGTATATTATTTACTGGATTCATTATACTAGTTTTTTAAATTTAAAATAAATATTACTAAAACTGTAAGCTATTTTAGATACAAATAATGCTAAACTCATAGTGTTATCATAATACACATCAAATTGATCAGTAATATCATTATTCAAACTATCTGTAACAGTGAAGTTCTGAACTTGAGTTGGAGCAATAGCAAAGCAAATTCTACCTATCTCAGTGTAATTTACAATGTGTCCTTGTTCAAAAGTAGAAAAAGGTAAGTTTGGTTTAGTTGCAATAAAAGCAGGATTAAGTAAAGGAATGATATCATTAATATCATCTAGAATATTATCTAATTGCCAGTAGTAAACTATACTTCCTGCTTCAAGTTGATCAATAATATCTGTAACACTCACACCTAATTTTTTAATACATTTTGAAATTTTACTAAACTTATATTTGGTAGCAATGTAAGATGCTTCTTCAGTATCTTCAGCCATAGCATAATCTTTATAATAAAAAGATGCATAGTAATAACTTAGTATTTTTAACATAGGTTCTTTAACAGAAGCAGAACCAAATACTTTTTCATTAATAATAGTGCAGATTACTTCATCAGTAAAATCACATACACTACTTTGAGTTATTAGATTAACATAAGTCTGATAAGTAGGATAACTTATAGAGTTTATAGCAAAAGATTTCATATAAGCTCCAAGGTAATCTTGACATTCATTACACTCTGCACACTCATCACATTTAGCACAGCCACACAATAATTTCTCTGCATCTGCAATAAAAGAAGTAAGTAAGTTTTGAAAAGTTTCTACTGTAAATGAGTCTGTACTAAGTGCAGTAGATAAATCTATAGTGTAGTTACCATCTGTAGCAAAATTAATAGTAACTGTACTTCCAGGTTGTATAGTACCTGTAGAAATTACATTATCAGCATCACACAAATTCTTAACTATTTGGTATTCCATTACAATACTCTCTTCATTCTTAAGAGTATGTACATCCTTGTATTCAGTATATGTATATGATAATGCCATGAGAAGAAAGTTTATAAGGTTCAAATATACAAAAAAATAAAAACATCTCTATTGGTAAATAGAGATGTTTTATTTAATAGCTTATTTTAATACTATGCTCTTAGAGGTTGTTCTAAAGGAGTATTAGTAATCCAAGCTCGTAAGAAATCTACCAATTCATCTTGAGTGTCTGTACAGTCTCCATCTTTACATGGGAATGCAAATACAGTGCTCAAAGGATTGCTATACTCTTGCCATCCTGATTCAGAACTTTGGTTATATTCCAAGATAACTTGGTTATAAGAAGTGTTCTTATCAGCTAAGAAAGTGATATTGCCATAAGCAGTACCAGTTACTTGAGACAATTTGTATGGTCCTGAACCAGCCCAACCTGAAGCATGATACTCTTTTTGTTGGATATTAATACCTGTACCTTGTGCAAAAGTAGGGTATTGGTTAATAGTGGTTGCACCTGAACATCCAAAACCTTCAATTAAAGAAACAATCAAAGTAGTTTCTAATAATTTGTAGTAGTGTAAGTTTACTTGGCAGAAAGAACCAATAGACAAAGGTTGACTGATCAATTTAAAATCAGCAAATACTTGGTCAGCAGCTACAGCAGTAGAGTTGAACACAATTAATTGTGCAACATCTTCTGGAGTTACTTCATCACCAGTAGCATAGTCATTATCAGTATCATGGTCATCTGAAGTAATTTCTTGTCTTGCAACAAATACTGCTTGAACTAATCCAGAAATATCTGCATTAACTACATCTACCATTAATTGGCTTAATACGTTAGCATCTAAGCTACCACATCCTTCAGCACAATCATCACAGCAAGGAGTTTTAACCATGTAAGCTTTGCTAAATTGGTTATAACCTTGGATTCTGTTGATTTTTGCATTACGGAATTCTACACGGATACCATACTCAGTATCACATTCTGCTCTAAAGTTACCTACAGTAACTTCCATAGGTTCACCTGAAGTACAATCTACTTCTGTAAATCCTACTACACCTTTTCTTTGAATTACTTGACCTGCAGAAAATCTGAAGTCAGTACTTCCATTGTCTTTTTGATAAGCCTGTGCAAAGAAAATTTCATTTGGCATAGGATTAGTAAAAGCGTCTATAGATTCATTGGTAGCTGCATCAAATGCACCAATTTGTCCATTATTCAAATCTTCAATAGCATTTCCATTTCCAAAGAAATTACCATCACAGTTACTCTCTACGAGTACTGAAAAAACATCATTGTTACGATTACTCATGACTTTTAGTTATTTAATTAAACAATCTGATTAAAACCTAACTTACTAGCTTTAACTTGTAAGTCTGAAGTTTGCACTTCACTTGCTGCAAGCATCACTGCTATATCAACAATTTCCCTATGTACATGTGCAGGAAGATCACATTGAACAGTACCTGTTAAAGTTATCCCAGAAGGGTGAACATAACTTCCTGTTCCAAAATCTTGTGCATTATGAAAATAGGGCCATTTTCTAATATATGTCAGTTTAGCTTCATCTATTGTAAATGTACCATCTGTAAAGGATTGAATACCTTGAGAGTTATAAACTCCGTTGACTTCTCTCCATTCAAAGCTGGCATTATAAAATGTACTTTCTTCAAACAAGTCTCTGTGCTCTCTAATGTAGAGCACAGCTTCTTGTGATTTGCAATTATTTTTTGATAGTCTTACTCTACATCTTACAAAATATAAGTAGTCTGCAGGTAAGGTAATTAAACTATTACTAACAGGTAACCAAGTTCCTTCTGTAACAATAGATTTAATATCATCAATTATTCTCTGACTAGACTCAAAACCAAGACCATTCTCTACTTTAGGTTGTGACACTCTTTTAACAAAAAGTTCAGCAGCCTCATTGAGGAACCAATCAATCTCAGGAACTAAAAAGTTCTTGTTCTTTTGGCTATCTACTTTATTGAACTTCTTCTTAAAGTCATAGTGCATTTCCCTAGTGGTCATAGCTCTTAGTTATTAATCTTAGACAATATCAACATTTTTATATCCTGATTTTCTTCTTTAGAAAGGTACTCAGCAACCTCAATTTCATCAATACCTAAAGGAGAATCCATGTGGAAAATTCTTTGTCCTTCTTTTCTTAAAACAGATTTCTGTAAGGCTTCTAAAACAAGAGCATGTGATGCAGTTGTTTTCTTATCCATATTCAGGTGTCTTAAGAACTCTCCTGGGTCTTTTGTAATAATCTTATCTAACTCCACAGCAACAAAATCCTGTGATTGGTTCTTCATATTCTTACCACCTAATACTAAGATAAGTTGTATCTTTCTGTCTAGGCTTAATTTAGAAGCTTCAATAATAGCAGTATTCTTTTGCTCTACTTTACTTGCTAATACTTGAGCTTGTTCTGCCTCATCAAAAATAACATGAGTAGCTTCAGGCCAAGCACCTTGATCATACTCTGCCATTGAATTGGCAACATACTTACTGGCTTTCATAACTCTTACTTTAATAAAGTCTAGAGCATTTGCCATGTCAAAGAACATTGTGTTATTCTCTAATTTGATAACTGCCATTCCTGAATCCCAAAATGGGTGAGGGTTATCTGAATTGTAGTTATCTGATAAATCATAACTAACATTTCTTTTGGCTAATTCTTTAATGTCTTCAGCACTTAATCCTGTAGCATACTTCATTGTATTACCATCTACTAAGGCTTGAATTTTTTTAGGTCTTGTGAAAGACTCTTGACCTGTTTTATTGTGCCATCTTTTTGACTCAATAGGTCTGACTTCAACTTTTACTGATGCCATAATTTTTTTCTCTTTAAATTAATGAACTTGTTTAAGGAAAACCTTTTTCCCTTTACCACCAAAAGCTCCCTGTTACAGGAGCTTGTTGATAGATAATACAATATTATTTTCTTGGTTTCGGCTTCATTCCACCTGTCTTAGGTTTACATGAAGTTGAAGTACTAATCTTCATCTTAGTTACGAGACAAGATTAACTCACCACATTTAGTGATGTCATGGATATGGATACCACATGATTTTTCAACATGCATTTCATAGTAAGAACCAGAGTGTGCAGAAGAACCACCATTTTTAGGACCATAAGGACCATACATACCTTCAACATAAGTAAAGGCAAAACCATCTTTCTTGTTCATAATCTTGATGTTAGAGTTTTTAGACTCTCCAGAGAAATCTAAGAAAGTAATACGCTGAGACTCAATAGGGAATCCAGTTACTTCATCAATTTCAAAGTTAATCTCTCTATCATCATACAATGGGTTATGGATAAGCTCTAAGCTAGCACCATTTGCCATGTTATATTTCACGAATTGGTAACCTGCCTCAAGTGCATTAGTGTGTACTGAGTTAGTCACTTTGTTAGTGTATACCTCAATATTTTTAATGAAACCTGATTTGTTTTGCCAATCTTGTATTGCTCTGTGGAATTGCAACATACCATACTCACCTGTAAAACCTTTAACTTGACGGCCTTGACCTGGTTTAACACGAGAATAGAAAATATCTTGCAAGTACTCTTCAATTAACTTAGCAGTTAAGTGAGAATAACGGTGTTGGTGAGAATCTTCCAATTGCTCTTGGATTCCAGGACCCATTCTTACTGGTCTACCATTAGCACCTAATACAGTATCTGCAGATCTTGAATACCAATATCCACGTTCTACTTCTCTGTACCATTGTTGCCAATATTCAACTTCAGCATAACGCATCCATGAATTATGATAAGCACCTTTAGAATCAGGAATAGCTACAGCCAATACTTCAGTTGAAGCATAGTCAGTAATACGATATTCTTTACGATATTTAGACATTCTATTACGGAAAGCAATAGGTAAGCTAAATACAGTAGAACCTGATTGTTCAGCAGCTTCTTCATATTGAGAGAACAATTTACCCCATTGTTGTCCTGGTTTCAAATATTTAACAGGCATAAATGCTTGTGGATCATCTGAATTCATTCTAACAGTATAAACAGTTCCATCACCATGTTTTACACCTTGGTTTTGGATACGAACTTGATACTTTTTGTTAGAGGTACCTGGCATGATAACATCCCCTGGTAAATACCAATTTTCATCAAGTTTAATTTTGAATGTTTTTTTGAATTTACCTGGAGTCAAGTTTCCTTCAGATTCAACATTCTCTACAACAACTAGAGGTCTAGTGTTTGCACCTTTTAATTCCCACTCCCATTCTGTATTACCAATAGTTTCTTCTGTCTTAGAGTTACCCATCAACAATGAAGACATTGGATTGTCAGAATAATAATTCTGAGCTGAGAAAAGTTTGTCCATTTCTCCTAAGATACGGTGTGGTTTTGCAATCAAAGCAGCACCTAAGTGAGACTGCTCAGTCATGTTTGCATTCCATTCCATCTCTTTCACGAGAAGTCTACTTCCTAATGTAGCCATTTTGCATTTAATTTAGAGTTAATAATATATAGTTTTAATTTAGTCTAGGTAGTCCCAAACTGCCTTTTTACTTGATTTAGTTTCCCCACCTGAGTTAGACAACCTTTGTGTCTTATCTACTCTTTGGAGTTCATCTTTAATTCCTCTTGCTGCTTGAGATTGTTTCTTTCTCTCAATAGAACTGAAATCAAAATCTGACTTTAAAAGTTTAGCAAGTAAAACAATTTTGTCTTTATCTGCCATCACTTTAAATAAATCTGCCTGCATCTCACTTACTACTCTGCCATCTTGTAATTCTACAGTTGGCTCTGAAATATAAGTAGGAAGAACTGTTTTATCTTGTTTAGATAGAGGTAATCCTCCTGTCTCATCTAAACTATTGATATGACTAGTAATATTAGTTTTATACTCTCTAGCCTGTTTCTTTCTATATTCTACAGCTTGTTTTTGTCTTTCAACTTGACCTGCTGTTTCTTCTTCTTGTGCTGCTACAATTCTATCAAAAGATTTTTTAGCAATTCCTTCAAGTTTATCTTTCTCTTTTAAGAATTCAATTTGAGCATCAATGTATTCTTGGTCATGACCTTGGCTTCTTAATTCCATGGTTACTGCAAGAACTTGCACATCTTCATTATCAATATCACTATTCTTATTGATTCCTGAAGTAGCAGTCTGAATCATTTTACCTAACAATTCTCCTACATCTCCACCTTTAGAGGCAAACTTAATAAGTTGCTTTAGTTCATCAGGTAAATCTTTAATAGTAGCTTCAACTTCTTTTTCTAAAGATTGTTCCCAAGAATCTTCTAATAGATGCTCAGCATCTTCTTCAGTAAGTTCTTGACCTTCTTCTAATTCAAAATCTACTAATCCTTTTTCTTTTAAAAATTCTAAAGTAGTTTTTGAAGAAATATTAGATGTACCTGTAGAAGCAGGTGCTCCTGCATTATCATCTTCCTCTTCATCTTTTTTACTTACAGGACTTGTAAAGTCTTTGAATTGGTCTTCTAGAATCTTTTCTTCTTCTAGAGTTTTTTCTTCTTCTTCTTTCTTTTTTGCAGTGTCTTCTACATCATTCTTTTCAACTGATGTGATTACATCTTCTACTAAATTAGTTTCTCCGAAGAAATCATGTTGTTGAGATGCATCTTCCCAACCTCCAAACTGATCAATGGTTTTCTCTGTTCCACTCATAATTGTGACAAATTTAAGTTTAATTATTTAATAAATTACATTTCTAAAATGAAGTCTTCTCATTTAAAATGTAATAGCCTTTAATTAGAACTAGCTCCTTTTTGTGCTATTTCTTTTGCTTTAAGTTTATTCTTTTCTCTAGCATCTGATATTTGAAAATCTAACTGTCTATTTTCTTTTGCTAAAGTAGCTCTTTTAATTTCAGCATCTACTCCATGTTTAGCAACTTCTAAAATATCAGGTACACCATCATTATCTTGATCTTTATTCATATCAAATCCCATAGACATAATAGTTTGTTTTTGGATTTGAGTTTTTCTATTTTCTGTCTCTTTAAGAACAATCATATCTGCTTCATGTTGCCATTGCTCTTTTTCATGCTCTTGTTGTTTAGCAGCAAGTTCAGCTTTAGCTTTTTCTTGTGCTTGTGCTGCAGCTTGCTCTCTATTAGCTCTAAGTTCTTCGGATACTAATAAAGCTTCTTCAGCTTCTTGTATACTATCTTGTTTGATAACTTTAAGTACATCAGACAACTCAATTTTTTGATTCTGCATTGCAGCATGAGCAAGTTGTTGAATAGTCTGTTTAATTTCTTCTGACATAGAAGAATCTTCCATAAACAAACCTAAAGTGCTTTCATCAAGAAGATTTACATCCATTTGTAACATCTCTTGAGACATATCATCTAAAATATATGATATCTGTTTTTTATCTGAATCAGCATAAGCAACTTTAGCTAAATCTACTAATCCTTGCAATACATTCTTTTTAATGCAATTATGCAAATCAAAGTAAGGTTCTAGCATGTGTGAAGTCTGTACTAAGTTTTGTTGGTTATTAGTTACTCTTTCAGATACAGAGGTTTGTCCTAATACAGGATCTGTAATACCTACTGCTTTACCACATTTTTGTTCTAAATAATCTGCAAGTTGAATGTATTTTTGAATATCAGAAGCTAATGAAAGATCTAAAGTTTTAGCAATAGTATTTACATCACTTTGATTCATTCCTTCTTCATCAGGGTTGTACCACATAAAAGGAGTACTTTCAAAGAAGTATTGCCATTTTTTAAGGTCTATTCCAGAATCTGTAGGAATAGCATTAATGTTCATTAAAATCTTTTTACCTTTATCTGAGGCAAGAAGTAACTCTAGTCTGTACATTACTATATTATAGTAATACTGATAAACTTTCATTCTATCCATTACAGAGGTAGGTTGTGAGTTTACATTGTCATAAATAGCCCCATAATAAGGTAAATGACATTTGTAAATATTATCTGGATCTTTGAACTGTCCTGGGACAGGTCTCATCTCCTTGTAGATATGCATTCCAATCTTATATCCTTCATATACTTCAGGAATCCATTCCCAAGTAATCTGAATGTCTCCCATAGCTTTATTAAGCTTGTAGGACTCATCTACCATAAACTTAGTTTGAAGAACTCCATCTTCATCTAAGTAGTCTAACCATCCTATCTTTCTAAGACCTTTGAATACACAATGCAAAACTCTGATTGCATTTTTGTCTTCATAAGTAAGATACTCATCAAAATTAAAAAGATTATCGTGTACTCTCTGAGTGATGTGATGATTATAGTTTCTCCAAAGAGTATCTATTTCTTTATCATCTAAATCAAAGGTCTGTACAATTTGTGAAGGGTGCATTCTATATTCAGCAGCAGCCCATTCTCCTTGCTCAATGTAGTCAAGATCAGAAGCTTTATCACAAGAAAATCTAACAGGATTTACAACTTTCATTGCAGGTTCTCCATTAATAATTCCTAACCAATAGACTTCATAAGCAGAGATTAATCCATGTTTCCAACCATTATTAAATTTCTTTTTAGCGTCAAGTTTTTTAATAAGGTAATTTAGTAGTTGTTGTCCTTGAACTTCAGCAGGGTCTCTATGATCTCTTTTCATATAAGCTCTAACTTTATCAGGAGTCATTTGCTCTATTTCAGATTCCATTTGAGACTGCATTTGCTGCATCTCTTGTTCAGTAAGTTGTCTTCCTTTCATCTGAGCTTGATACTCAACTTCTTTTTGCTGTCTAATAGGAGCCATTATAGATTGAACTACAAAGTCTCTAATTCTATTAGTTTCTTCTTCTACTTTTCTATTTGATGCTTCTTTATTAGTGGCAATGATTCTATAACCAAAAGGTCTTTTCATTTCCATTCCAATAAGAGCTTTAATTCTATAAGAACAAATATCTCTATTAACCATTTGAGCAGGAAGTTCTCCCATCTCTGAACCATAAGGTGTAGCTACATAAGCAAAGTCAGATAAGTCAACAATGTTATTGAAGAGGTCATAATTAACTCTCATTCTTTTATACTCATTCACCCCTCCATATCCAATAGATAGGAAATTGGCTTTAGTATCATACATGTCAATCTTTTCTCTATACCAAAGAAAGTTATTATCTTCCTTTTCTTTTCTACTAAGTCTCTCAGTAGAATAGGACTTTGGTTGTGTAACTGGTTGATTCATTTTGTCTAAAGATAAGTATTTACAAAAGTAATAATTAATTCAATGACTGTTGTAGGTTTTTAGAATTATTTTTCTTATACATATCCCCCATCATACTTAATAGCTGTTTAGCTTTGTCATTACCTTTAGACTTAGGTTGATATTCTTTTCCATGCAAATCTTCTTGGTCTTGAAACATAACTTGCATAAGTGCCATGACCCTATCAAAGTTACCTTTTCTATTGTAACTTATAAGTTCCTCAAGTATACCTATGGAGTATATTTGATCTAAAGCCCTAATAGGCATACCCTCATCATCATAATCAAGGGTCTCTAATAACCAAGACTTGATATACTTTTCACCTGCATCTTTAAGTTGCTCTATCATGTGACATCCATAAAGTCTGTTCACTTTAGAATTCTTCACATTTTTCTTAATAACCTCATCAGGTTGATAAGCTAGGTAGTGTAATTGTTTTCTTCTTCTGAAATAATCCTTTACATGGGTTACTTCATTTTCATGCATAATAGTAGTATTGTAAAGTTCAGCAAATAATCTACAAATGTAGTTTACATCATCTGCTTCTCCAGGTCTACCTACATATTCTGCTACAATTATTCTTTTAGTTCTTTCTCCTGTAATTACTGATTTGTATACAATTACAGCAGCTAAGGAACTTCCTTGTGCTTGTCTATAAGGGTCATACCCTATCTTATAAGCACCTCGCATTGGAACCTCAGCAGGGTACTCATAAATGACAGGGCATCCTTCTAGAGAAGTGTTATCGGGTTTTTGTCTATAGATTACATTAGCTGTACCATCAAGTATAGGTTCTGCTTTAACTTTCTTAGACTCATAGTCATAGAATAGTTTAACAGGTGTACCCATAATCATGTGTAAATTTTTAGCTTTAACTATTTCAAGTTGTCTCTTAAGTTCAAGTACAGGAAAGTTATTAGTAGATACCATACCAAAGGCTTCAAAGGGCCCAAGAGGTTTCTCTTGCATTCTCTTTTGGATATCTGCAGAAGTGGCTCCATTATCTAATAATACTTTTCTCTGAGCAAGTTCTAGGGTCTTAGCACCTTCTCTATCTGAGTTACCATGTGCATCATAGTAACCTTCCATATTCCAAGTAATAGGATGGAAGAATCCACACTTCATATCTTCTGAATCTTCATCCCAAATGTTTTGGAAAGGAAGCATACCAAACCTAAGTGGGTTAGAATGCATCTCAGAATAATCTGCAGTACCTCCTTCCATATCTCCTGATGTACCAAATATAGTAATCATACCTGTTTTAATAGCCCCTGCCATTACACAGTCCTGAGTTGCTACATAAGCATCTTTCAATAATCCAGGTGTACCAAATGCTCCTGACTCTTCAAAGATTACATCTCTAGCATCCTTACCCCTTGCAGCATCTGCATTATCTTTAAAGGTAAGTGCCATGATTTCAGACATAAATCCTGTCTCAACCTTAACTCCATTTCTATATTCAATAGTAGAAGCTTTAACGTGATCCATCTTATCTACAGTATCTTTAGGGTATACCCAAGCTGTATTGGCATTGATAAAGTTGAGGTAGTTAGATGACATTGTAAAGATACCTTTAGGGTAAAGGAACTTCTTTTCATAGGCACCAAAGATTGTCAAAGTTCTAGGATAACACAAATAATTCTTAACTGCAATAGCTGCATTCTTATAGGAATATCCTTTACGTCTAGATTTACCTACAATAAGATTGTACCCTCCTGCTAAGTATTCTTCTTGGATTTTTACTTCTAACTTTAATCCTGTGTACAGTTCAGAAAGGTTTGAAGATTGCTCAATAGGCAATCCTAAACCATCAACTATACCATTAAAAGCTATTTCTCTAACCCAAAAGTAATTGTAATCTCCATCCCAAAAGTCAGGGAAGTCTGTAATCTTGGCTGATTTTTTGGCATTCATATCCTCAGCCTTAAGGATAGGACAGAAGTTTAAATAGAAATAATGGTCCCCAGTAACTTTAACTCCACCTACTGAGTAACCATTAATGATTCTATTTCTTTGTTCTTGCCAATAGGAAAACCAATCAGGAGAACCCC